ACAAAAACCAAGACAGTAAGTAAAGATATAACCGTTATGAATCTTATGAAATTTCTGAATGAAAACAGAAAGGACGCTGTATATAATGACGTCAATGACTTTTATGAAGACATAATAAAAGGAAATCATGATAGTGAACCAATTGCTATATTATCCAGAAAAGAGCAACATGAATCTGACAGGGAAATATATGAACTAGACATAGTCAGTAAAACTAAAGCGTCTTTTATACAGTATGTCTTTAAACAGCTGAATATGATCTCTGATAGGGAAATGGTCGTGAAATCTCAGATTGTGAAATTGAAACAGTTAAATTCAGTGAGTAATCTAATAAAAATGTCTAATTCGGAAGACAGACTGTTGATGTATAATGGAGATATGTCATCATGGTCCGGAACTGATATATACAAAAAATTTATATTTCTTGTTATGATTATGAGGCATATGGGTTTTTTCAAAAAGAAATTGTACATCACATTAATAAAGTGTCTGGATTATCTCAAGGACATCTCTGTTCTTGTTCCCAAAAACAAAAACGACGAAAAGAATATAGTGAATCATAATACATTTGATTACAACGAGAATTACAGAGTAATAAAAAACATGTTCTCGTGGCCGCAAGGAATTTTTCAAAATATATCGTCTTTCGTCCATCAATGTGAGCAACTCTTCAGATCCAAATTGCTAAACATTGGGAAACTCATACAATTAGTGCATTCTGATGATAAAAATGAGATATACGTACTTGACGACAATTCGATAAATTTCAATTATAAAGACACAAGAGAGGAAATAAAATTAAGTATACAAAATAATCCTGTTTATAGTGAGCTTCAAGTTGAGTCAAGATTAAAGGATCTGAACAAACTTGTCAATCAAAAGAAATTGGATTTGATAAACAAAAAAATGGAGTTTATAGTTAAGTTGAATTATCTTATTCCAAAACTTTTTTCGATACACACATCCCTAACAAAGGACTCATATTCAGAAATAGTCTCAGAGATGGTTGGTTTACAAAACTTTAGAGGGGAGCTTTTTGATAATCCCAATAAGACTCTTTCATCTATGTTCTCTTCCATTCAGAATACAACTCATACAGAGGTTTACTCTTATTTTTTGTCAAGAATAGCTGAATTTTACAAGAAATCTGAATCACAAATATCTTCATATTTTTTAGAAATTAATTGTTCCACATATTTGCAGAGAAGAATTCCTCAACTGAAAAAACTGGAAAATGAGTGCGTATCGTTGGGCGGAAGATTTATCGGCTCTTTTGACT